GCATCTACCGCAGACACAATCAAGGCTGCTGGCGGCGTTGTCCCGACAATCAATCTCAACGATGTCAAGGTCAAGAAACGCAAAAACTCTGGCAAGGTTGTCATTGAGAATGTACCGCCAGAGGAGTTTTTGATCTCCAAGCAGGGCGTAGCTATTCGCGGCTCACGCGCTGCACCATTCTGCGCTCACAGGCGGCAGATTCGCAGAAGCGACTTGATCGCAATGGGCTTTGACAAGAACATTGTCGATTCCCTGCCAAGCGGCGATGCGCTTGCCTACACGCCAGAGCGTGTAGTGCGGTTCTCTCCCGGCGAACAGCCATACGATGTGCAATCTCAAGAGATGGCGCTGCAAGAGGTCGAGGTCTTTGAGTGCTACATCCTGCACGATGAGAACGATGACGGTATCGCCGAATTACGTCAGGTGTTCTATGCAGGCAATGAGATTCTGAGCAATGAGGAATGTGACTACATCCCGTTCTATTCAATCTGCCCTATTCCGATTCCGCACAAGTTCTTTGGCAACTCTCTGGCTGACAGGACTACCGACCTGCAACTGATTAAAACCACAGTAACACGGCAGATGCTGGACAATCTGTACCTGACCAACGATGCTCGGACTTGGGCTGTTGACGGTCAGGTGAACCTTGATGATCTGCTGACATCTACCGCTGGCGGCGTTATTCGCGTCAAGTCTCCGCAGGCAATCGGGCAGTTGGCGGTGCAAAACGTATCCGGTCAATCTTTCCCGATGCTGCAATATCTTGACCAAGTGCAGCAAAAACGTACAGGTGTCACGGAACTTTCTCAGGGTCTTGATGCAAATATCCTGCAAAACGTCACGGCGGCGGCTGTTGCCTCAATGCAGCAGGCAGGCGCTGGCAAGATTGAACTGATTGCCCGTCTATTCGCCGAAGGCGGCGTTAAAGAGTTGTTTGAAGGCATCCTGCATCTGGTGACGAAGTACCAGAACAAAGAACGCATCCTGCGCCTGCGTGGTCAGTATGTGTCGGTTGACCCAAGGACTTGGAGCAACCAATATGACCTATCTATCAATGTTGGACTCGGCAACGGAAACCGTGACCAGCAGCTTGCCATGCTCCAGATGGTCATTGCCAAGCAGGAGCAGATGCTATCGCAGTTTGGCCCAGCGAACCCGCTGGTGTCGCTAGGTCAGTACCGCAATACGCTAGGACGCTTCATTGAGGCGGCAGGCTTTAAGGATTCTGCCGAGTTCTTCAAGCAGATTACGCCTGAGATGGATCAGCAATTGCAGAATCCACCTCCGCAGCAACCGCAAATGTCGCCAGAGGCGCAGGCGGTCATGGCTCAGACTCAGGCAAACATTCAGGCGCAACAGGCTAAAACTCAAGCCGACATCCAAGCCCAACAAGCCAAGATGCAGGCTGAATTGCAGCTTGAGCGCGAGAAGGCTGCGCTTGAGTTACAACTGATGCGCGAGAAGGAAACTGCTAAATTGCAGCTTGAAATTGAGAAACTTCAGGCGCAAAATGCTTTGCGCCAGCGTGAGTTTGAGACTGAGGCGCAACTCAAGGCTATGAAAGTTGGAGCCGGAATTACCAGCAACGTGGAGATACCGGGATGAATTATCAAGATTTAATGGATATTCTCCAGAGGCGGCAGCTAAATTATTGGGCTGGCGTTCCTGTTGATGCTAATGCTCCATCTATTCAAGACATTGTTACCGCTATTCAAAGTCAGTATTCACCAACAATGTATGCGCCACAAATAGGCGGTGCTAATAGATTTGTTGGTGGTGGACAGATAGGGCAAACAGGGCAACCCAGTCAATTTGGCCCAATTGAAATAATGCCTCAATATGGAGCAATTGCTCAATCATTGCAACCGGGGTTTGTTCCGTCATCTTTTGACATAAATGTTTATAAAAATGTTAATCCTCAAACATTATCTGATGTAATTTCAACAATAGGAGATGGAGGTGGTGGATATGGAACAACTACTGGAAACATTAGCGTTGATGATAATGGACTTGCTTCTTATTCTCAAGTAAGCCCAGAGGCAGTACAAGCAATTGGTATTGCTTTATCTATGATGGGAGTTCCTTTTGCAAGCACAATTGCAAGCGCAACAAAAGGCTCTATTGCAGAGGCGCTTAGTAATATGGGTTATAACAGCGCAGTTGCACAAAATATAGCAACAGTAGCCCAATCTCTTGGTATTGACGCATCTGATCCAGCTAATGCTTCCGCAATTTCATCAGCAATTGATTCATTGAGCGCATTTGGCCCCGGAACATCAAGCGCCACAACTGGAGTAAGTGGAACTGGCGGCGCTGCATCAGCAGCAGCAGCAGCGGCTGCGGCAGCAGCGGCAGCGGCAGGACATTCAGATGCAGCAATTGGTGCGGCATCCCAAGCTGCTGCTAATGCCGTTGTTGGTGGTGCTAATGCTCAGGATGCCGCAGCCGCTGGAGCAAATGCGGCTATGTCAGCGGAAACAGGACTTTCTGCCGAAGGAATTGCCGCTGCTGATGCGGCTGCAAGTGCTTCTGCGCCTAGTGGTGGAGATAGCGGAATGTCAGATTCTGTATCTGCTGCTGCTGATGCGGCTGGAGATGCTTCTGCCCCTAGTGGCGGCGATAGCGGCGGCGGTGATGGCGGCGGCGGCGGCGGTGGCGGCGGCAAAATTGTTTGTACCGCAATGAATAATGCTTATGGGTTTGGATCGTTCCGCAATGCAATTTGGATTAAATACTCATCTCAGCACATGACAAAAGCGCATGAAATTGGATACCATACAATTTTCTTGCCGCTTATTTCTCTTGGATACCAAAAAAATATCAAATTTGTTCGTAAAACTCTTGAACATATTGCTAGGCACAGAACTGCTGATTTACGCGCAGAAATGCGTGAAACAAAACGCGATAAATTAGGACAAATATATAGATTTATTCTTGAACCAATTTGCTATTTAGTTGGAAAAGCTAAAGGATATTGATGGACAAACTAACCCTAGCTGAGTGGTCAATCAATCTTCTTGATGACGAATGTTTCATAAAAGTCATCAATGATTTGAAAAATCAGAACATTAGTGCTATATTAAACACTAATCTTGATGACATTGACGCAAGAGAAGATGCGTATAGAACCATCAAGACCATTGATTTGATCGTTGGACACTTGCGAAGCCTATCGGCTGAAAAGCAAATCCGAGAGAAGAAATGGAAGATTCTGTGAGGAAACTCACCCGCAGTCCAGACGGTTTCTGGCGATTTAGTGAGATTTAAAAATGGAAAACACCAACCCGCAAGGGAGTGAAAACCTAAATGTTAGTCAAGCCGCTTCTGCGTTTCTTGGTCTAATGGGTGACGATGGAGCCGATAAAGGCCAACCGGAGGAAATCCAAGCAGCCGAGGAAGTCGTGGAGGAATCTGCTGATTCTGACTCAGAGCCAGTTGAGGAAGAAGCATCGGAGCAAGAACATAAGCCAAGGTACAAGGCTAAAGTTGGCGGTGAGGAAATCGAGGTTGAAATTGATGAGTTAATCAATGGATACCAGCGAAATTCTGACTACACAAAGAAATCTCAGGCTCTTGCCGAACAACGCAAGGCTGTTGAAGCCGAGCGAGTTCATCTTGAGCAGGTAAAACAGGAGCGACAGGCATACGCCCAGAAGCTGCAAGCGTTGGATCAATTCCTATCGCAACAGAACAAGGGTGAGGACTTAGACGCATTGAAGGAAGTTGACCCAATCGGCTATGCCGTGAAGGTCGCAGAACGCACAGAGCGCGAAAAACAGCTTGCAATTGTTAGAGCCGAACAGCAACGCATTGCTAACCAGCAACAAGCCGAGCATCAGCAAAACTTGCAGCGACATATTGCCTCTGAAGCTGAAAAGCTGAGTGCGATCATTCCTGAGTTGTCCGGCAATAAGGGCGATGAGGTTCGCAAACAAATACGCGAATACGCCAAGTCTGTCGGATGGACTGATGCGGAACTGGGGTCTGTGTATGACCACCGCGCTGTTGTGACTTTGTATAGGGCAATGAAGTTTGAGCAACTTCAGAAGTCGAAACCTGAAATTAACAAGAAGGTTTCTCAGGCTCCGAAGATGCTTAAATCTGGTAACTCTGCGCCACCTACACAGTCACAGCAGGATAAACAGGTGATGCAGCGGCTACGGCAAACTGGAAAAGTCCAAGACGCAGCCAAAGCATTTGAGCGTTTTCTTTAATTTTGGAGTTTTATCAAAATGGCTACCTATCAAACCTATACCGCTATCGGTCAGCGGGAGGACTTGAGCGATGTGATCTATAACATTTCGCCCACGGATACCCCGTTCATGTCATCCATTGGCAAGACCAAAGCTACCGCGATTTACCATGAGTGGCAGACCGACAGCCTTGCCGCTGCTAGTCTGAGCAATGCAGCCGTTGAGGGCGCTACCGCTTCTGACGCTACCATGTCGCCCACCACCCGCGTTGGCAACCGTACCCAGATTTTCCAGAAAACTATCAAGATTTCTGGCACTCTGGAAGCCGTTGACAAGGCAGGCCGTAAGTCGGAAAAGGCCTACCAGTTGGCTAAGGCATCTGCCGAGATCAAGCGCGACATCGAACTGACCCTGTTGAGCAACCAAGTTGCTTCCAACGGTAACAGTTCTACTGCCCGCACTCTTGGCGGCTTGCAGGCATGGCTGGCTTCTAACGGTGACTTTGGCTCCGGCGGCTCCGCTGGCGCTTCCGGCACTACCGCACGAACCAACGGAACGAACCGCACCTTTGACGAAGCTACCCTCAAGACCGTTGTAAAAGAGGTCTATGAGTCCGGCGGCTCTCCCAAGGTGCTGATGGTGAATCCGGGTCACAAGCAGACCGTTTCCGCTTTTGCTGGTATCGCAGCACAGCGTTATATGGCTCCGTCCAATGAACCCACCACCATCATCGGCGCTGCTGATGTTTATTTGAGCGATTTCGGCACGATTTCTGTCGTTCCTAACCGCTTTATGAACAGCACCAACAGCGGCAATGAGACTGCCTTTGTGGTTGATCCTGACATGGCTGCGGTTGCCTATCTGCGCCCATTTTCGACCAACGAACTGGCGAAAACTGGTGACAGCGAGATGACCCAACTGTTGGCTGAGTTGACCCTTGAGGTCAAGAACGAAGCCGCACACGGCATTATTGCTGACCTGTCGTAATCGACAATGGAATGAAAAAAGCCTCGGCTCAAAAGGTCGGGGCTTTTTTCTTCTAGCCAATACTGATAAAATTTAAGGCATGAACACCAATAATTTCCGCAAAACTATTGCCCACGCTGATGGGGATGGCGGTTTGATTATTCAAACCACTCAAGATGTTTCTGGGATTATTGAAGCCAATAAGCGTGAATTTAATTCATACGATGAACGGGCTAGGTGGTCTGACGATGTTTACGGCAATAAAGTTGCGTCAATTCCATTCACGGTTATTGATGATCTAAACAAAGCAGGCATCATGCGCGGCTTTGCTGTTATTGACCAAAAGCGGTTTGTTTCTTGGATGAATGATCCAGATAATCGCGTGTTCCGTACAAGGCCGGGAGTTGTCTAATGAGTTTTACAAGCTACTCTGATTTGCAGGACGCAATAGCAGGATACCTTGCGCGTTCTGATTTAACTACGCAAATTCCTGACTTTATCCGTCTTTGTGAGGTGCGTTTGCGCCGAGACTTGCGTATTCGTCAGATGCTCAAGAGCGTTACGACTGCAACCACGGCAAGCGATGACACAGTTGAGTTGCCGTCTGACTTTCTTGAGGCTAGGGATTTCATCGTTGTCGGCAACCCTGTGCAACCGTTGAATTACCAATCCCCCTCATTGTTTAATCGCAATTCTAGGGTGGCAGAGGCAGGCAAGCCTATTGACTACACAATTCTGTCAAACGACTTTCAGCTTGCTCCAATCCCAGATGGCGCTTATACGGTAAAGCTGTTGTACTACGCAGCGCCAGCGTTTTTAAGCAGTTCAAACACATCAAACGCATTTTTGGCTAATTGCCCAGACTTGATGCTATACGGTTCATTGATTGAGGCAGAACCTTACTTGATGAACGATGCCAGAATCAATACATGGGGAACCATGTTTGATCGCGCTAAAAATTCTTTAACCACATCAGACCAGCAG